TGGCGCACTCAAACATTTGACACTAAGTTACAGGCAGAGAAGATGATTGAGTTTTATAAAGAGTGCGGCTCTAAGTGTTATCTTATGGGGTAACAGTTTGTTATATTTAAGGGGGGCTTCGGCTCCCCCTGTCAAGCCCTGATCGATCAGCATTCCTTATCAGTCGCTGGCAGCAGTTAAGCGTTTCTTATGGCCGGGGGCGGGGCGGCGCCCCTAAAAACGTCGGGTCCCTGTAACCTACAAAGGTTCCCCATCGCCATAACAATAACACTCTCAATAAAAAAAATTCCCACCCACAATAACACTTTCAATAACACTCACAATAAAAAAAATTCCCAGCATAAAAAAACCCCTCTAAGGGTCTTGACATTCTCTCATCGTTCTAGTATGATAAATGAATGCAACCATCCAATCACATTATGACAACAATCAACCTCATCGCCTACAAAACTGAATCCGGTATCTGGGCATTTGATCATGAGCATCAGAACACGAAGAATGAGGCTCTTTGTAATGGCACTGAATTAGTCTTGGATTGGTATTATAAGATGTTAAGCAAAACAGATCCAAAGCCGATGGATAAGATGGATATCGTTGCAAGTACCGAAAAATTCGGGGATATGATTACGACTCTCTATCAACAATCTACGACAGATTTAGGAACTACCTATAAAGATAGTTTACTTGGGAAAGATGTATGGTTATGCCCCTGGCTTCAGTCTTATTTTGGTATAAAACCGGATAAGCTATATGTAGGCTTTGAATTAGTAGCAGAAAATAACGATGAGGACTATCGCTGGCTAAGTGAGTTTACCGATGCAGAATTAGAAGACGTTCTAAATGGTATTTGAATTATTTTTTATTAGATTGCATTTTATTGTATAGAGCACCTGCACCAGCAATTGCACCTTGAACTCCTAGTCCTATGAGTGCGGATCTTCCGCCACCTTTGATTCTTATATTTGGAATCTTAGGAATAACTGGTAGTTTTACTCTAGGTACTTTTGGTAGAGTAGGTGCATTTAGTTTGGGAGTTGCTTTTAATGCCTTCAATGGTTGATTCATTGAAGGTCTAGAAGGTTTTGCAGGAGCAATTGTTCTTGGTTTTCCTGTTGCCTTACTTTGTACTCCATAATATTGTGCAGATTTTTGATACTTTTTAAAGGTATTACCCATTTCTCTTGATGTTGCGTATTCTGGATCTAGGTTACCAGACAATGGAGTAATACGCTGAACACCCTTTGCTGCTTGTCTGGATGAAGGTGGACGACCTACTGCAGCGTACTGTCTTCCCTGCATTCCAACTTTACCAAAACCTGCAACCTTTGAATAGAGTTTTGACCTTGTATTTCGCTCACTGGTATCATTTGTTATTGGGAAGTTAGTTAAAACTGAGTTACTTGGAAGACGTGGAGCAACTTGATTTTTGAACATATTACCAACATCTCTGGTTATAGCTCTTGCTTCTCCTGGATTATATTTCTTACTTCCCCTGTTATTATTATACCACTCAACATCATAGACTGGTTTTCCACCTGGAGCAATCGCATCCTTTTGTCTTACTCGCATTTGAGTATCATTCTTTCTATCTCTTACTGTCATTTTATAATCTGATTCAGTCTCTATATCATATCTACCAGTTGGATCTGGTTTTGATTTGAATTCTGGATTATCTGCACCATGGCTAACTTGATCTGTATTGCTTGCACTTGGATTTCTTATAATTTCTCCTCTTTGTCTATAATAAGACGAAGTAGCCTTACCATAAGGAGTCTTTCCTGATGGTAAGGGTTGATCGGGTTCGTAGTACTTCTCTGATATAAACTCTTGAAATGTTTTCATTGTTATCTACGTGATTTACGTTTTACTGGAGTTACATCGATATCTCTGACTCCAAATTCTTTATAATCCTTAAAGCCCATATCTCTTGTGGTTTGTGTTGTAAGATCCGCCGCTCTATCGTCCACATATGGACCACGATCAATTACTCTTGTAACAACACTTCTTCTAGTTTTTGGATCTGTCAATCTCACTTGACTACCAAGAGGTAAAGTTTTATGAGCAATTCCTGGAGTTGATGGTTTTAGAACTTCACCACTGGCAGTTCTATTTCCATACAATCCAGGACCATAAGAACTAGCTTTACCAACTACAGCAAATGTTGCTTCTGAGATAAAATCATTGAATGATTTCATATACCTTATTAAACTCCTTGAAGATGTGAAGCAGCTTGGAAAGTGGATTCAAACAGATTTTTTAACTGAACTACCTTGAACTGAACGTATTAAATTCTGCAAATCTAAGGCTTTTTTATGATCTTCTTTGGAACCACCACGATCTCTTTTATCATAAGATCCATATTTTTGGGGGGTTTCTGATTGTTCAAGAATGCTCTGAACCCAACCTTCAGTCATACCACTCATAATCTTTTCAGCATCTTCTACAGTACCAGCAAATCCTTCGTCTAGAAGATGACACAGAATGGTATCATATAACATCTCTTCTTCATTGAGTTGCACTTCTTCGGAAAGAACATCTTCTTTTTGTGCATACATTTCACTATATGCATCAGCCAAACTTTTAAAATCCTGAGATTGCATGAGACTAATTAGATTGTTATTGATTATTTATGTCTTCTTGACATCTCTAAATACCTGTGTTATGATAGTTTTATCCCCCATTGAGGATTTATGGCAAAAGGATTTAAGGTACTTGCAAGTACTCCCGAAGTGAGTCAAGATGAATTTGACTTAGAAAAAGCAAAAGAAATGTGTAAGGGCAAAAGTGTAGTCTTTTGTCTTCCTGGTAGAGGTTGTTCATACACCTTTTTAAAAAACTTTGTTCAGATGTGTTTTGATCTGGTTCAGAACGGTTGTTCGATTCAGATCTCTCAGGATTATAGTTCAATGGTGAACTTTGCTCGTTGTAAAGTACTTGGAGCAAATGTTCTTCGTGGTCCAAAACAAGTTCCTTGGGATGGGAAACTTAATTACGATTATCAACTTTGGATTGATAGTGATATTGTATTCAATACTGAAGGGTTTTATCGCCTGGTAGCAATGGACAAGGACATTGCTTCTGGTTGGTATGCCACTGAGGATGGACATACTACTTCTGTAGCACATTGGTTAGAGGAAGAAGACTTTGCCAAGAATGGTGGAGTTATGAATCATGAGACTGTAGAAACGATGGCTCGTCGTAAGAAGCCATTTACAGTTGATTATACTGGATTTGGTTGGGTACTAATTAAGAATGGTGTTTTTGAATCTTTAGAGTATCCTTGGTTTGCACCACAAATGCAAGTCTTTGAATCTGGAAAGGTTCAGGATATGTGTGGGGAGGATGTTTCATTCTGTCTTGATGCAAAGAAACTGAATTATGAAATTTGGTGTAACCCACTGATTCGTGTGGGTCATGAAAAAATGCGTGTAATTTGAGGTATAAACTATGGCAAAACAAAAAACTGCAATGAGAGAATCAGGATACATTCCTACTAAACCTAAAGCCACTCGCCAGGGGGCTGGTGCAAACACTAAGTATGCATCAACCTCTCGAAATTCAGCAAGAAAGAAGTATAGAGGTCAAGGAACTTAATTATCGAAACATCTCTTCATCGAGGTGTTTTTTTATGGTTAAATAGTTAAAACGATATTGATTTATGTCTTGCTTAATTGCTAATCTTCCTTCCCAAGAAGTATGGGTTCGTAAAGAATATTTAACTGATCATCAAAGTGGTTGGGGGGAATTTGTAAAAGGTGTCTGGGTATCTGTAAAGTCTATTCCAGGTCGTGCTTTTTATTTTGAAACCTATTTACCAGAGTATGCGGCAATGTATGACAAATTGCCTATCAGTGCTTTTGTTTCTCGTCCTGAAACCCCGGTTCCAGACTTAGATTTACCTAACCTACAGTTTTGGAATTGTATGGATTATGGAATTGTTACTATACACAAGCAATTTATTGGGTCTATGGACTATGAGATCTATACTAGAGATTTTGATATTCAAAAAGGCACTTATATCTGCACCTTAGATAACTATCATCAAGATCCAGATGTCATTGATTATGCCACAAGTGAAAATCCAGCAGAACATAAGTCTCATAATCTGATTGAATTGCAAAATGGGCAGTTTGCACTGTACCCCAACAACAGAACAAGAATTTATGACAACAGTTTAACCCCCAAAGAACCCAAAACACCCGATTTTAAGGTTTCAACCCGATATTATCAAGTTGAAAACACTTATGAACGACTTGCAATGGGAAATGAGGACGAATATTTTTGGAAAACCGCAAAAGAACGGGATGGAACCCCGTAAAAAGTTCTGATTTAATCAATCAGGAGCAAAATGGAAGACAAACAGGTTCTTAATGAAATTTTACATGACAATTTAGTTAAAAGAATGCATGATTTACGCAAACAGAACGAAATTCATGAAAAAATCAGAAATGATGAAGATTATGATGACTGGGAATACGGTACTGAACCAACTTATGGAAAAATCAGTATGTAAACTGCTATAAATAACACTAAGATCTTATTTTTGGCAATGCCCGCTCAAATTTCTAGAGCATTTAGAGATATTAGTTTGTCATTCCGACGACACCCAGTCACTAATGATGTGATTTTGCTCAGAAATGAAAATGCGATTAAAAATTCGGTCATCAACTTAGTTAGAACCTTCGTTGGTGAGCGTTTTTTTAGACCTGAGATAGGAACTCCGATTAGTAGGGCGTTATTTGAACTGCAAACTCCAGAATTTGCAATTGATGCCGAAAATACTATCACTCAGACCTTGGTAAATCTTGAACCAAGAATTAACCTTAGAAGAGTTACAGTATCATTTCCCGATGATAAGAATGAATTGAGTGTGGAAATTGTTTATGATATTGTTGGACTATCATTACCACTTCAAGAAATATCATTCGTACTACTCCCAACTAGAATATAATGGCATTCACACAATATACAAATTTAGATTTCGATCAGATAAAAACTTCGATCAAAGACTATTTGAGAGCAAACTCAAATTTTACTGACTTTGATTTTGAAGGATCGAACCTAAGTATATTAATAGATTCCCTGGCATACAACTCATACATCACTGCATACAACACTAATGCAGTGGTAAATGAAGTTTTCATTGATAGTGCAGTACTTAGAGAGAATGTAATATCACTTGCAAGAAATATTGGGTATGTTCCAAGATCAAAGAGATCTTCCACTGCAACTGTTTCCTTTTTAGCTGAAGTGCCAGCAACAAACACATCACCAACACTTACATTAAAGGCTGGAATCGTTGCCACAGGGTCTGCTAATGATTTTGGATTCACATTTGCAGTACCTCAGGACATTTCTGTTCCAGTATCAGAATTTGATGGCACCACACCTAGATTTGCATCATTCAATAATATTGAAATTTACGAAGGAACATTCTTAAGAAATACTTTTACAGTAGACACTTCAATTCCTGATCAAAAATTTATATTACCGAATCCAAATATTGATACTGATACTTTAGTGGTTAAAGTTAAACTTTCCGCAAATGATGAAATTACGACAGTATATAATCAAATTGAAAATATTGTAGGAATTACAAGTACAGGTAATAATTACTTTATTCAAGAAATTTCAAATGAAAAATATCAAATTATTTTTGGTGATGGTATCATTGGTAAAAAATTAGCTAATAACAACTTTGTTGAATGCACTTATATTACTACAAATGGTAGAGAAGCAAATGGAGCGGCTAATTTTTCTTTTTCCGGTATTTTAGAAGATAATACAGAAACCAATATAGCACAAGATTCAGGATTGTCTATTGATGTATCATCTCCAGCAAGAAACGGTGATGATATTGAATCCATCAATTCTGTTAAGTATTATGCACCAAGACTATACTCCTCTCAATATAGAGCAGTTTCTGCAAATGACTATGAGGCAATAATACCTTACATTTATCCAAATGTAGATTCGGTAACTGCATATGGTGGGGAAGAGTTAAATCCACCACAGTACGGAAAAGTATTTTTAGTAGTTAAACCAAGAAATGGTGAAGTATTAGGGCAATTCACTAAAAGAGAATTATTAACTCAATTAAAAAAATACTCTGTAGCAGGAATTGTTCCCGAATTCGTAGATATGAAATTCTTGTATGTTGAGTTAGAATCTTCGGTATACTATAATCCTAATTTTACTGAGGGAGTAAATGATTTACTATCATTGATAAGATCCTCACTATCTTCTTATGCCACAGAAACAAACAAGTTTGGGGGAAGAATTAAATATTCAAAATTAATTACACTTATTGATGGTGTAAGTGATGCAATTACTTCAAACATTACAAAAGTAAAGATAAGACGAAATTTAAATGCTGCTGTGAATCAATTTGCACAATATGAATTGTGTTACGGAAATAGATTTCATATCCGAACCGAAGGATATGGTATTAAGTCTACAGGATTTAGAATTTCAGAATTAACTGATACATTATATCTTTCAGATATACCAACAGATAATAAGACTGGTAGAATATTTTTCTTTAAATTAGACTCAACTGGAAATCCCGTAGTGGTAAGAACTAATGCAGGAAGAGTTGATTATATCACTGGAGAAATCATTATAGATACTGTGAATATAACATCAACTTCTCTTACTAATAATATTATTGAAGTTCAGGCAATTCCTGAATCAAATGATGTAATTGGGCTCAAAGATCTTTATGTTCAACTTAGTATTTCTTCAAGTAAAATTGAATTAGTAAATGATGTTATTTCTTCTGGCGATAATGCTGCTGGAACTAGATTCACAACAACCTCAAGTTTCTTAAACGGATTGTACACAAGATAGATGTTAGACAAAAATCTTCAACGGGTAAAAATTAGTCAAGTCGTCGGCAATCAAATTCCAGATTTTATTGCTGAGGATAATCCCCTATTTGTCGAATTTCTTAAACAGTATTATACCTCCCAAGAAAATCAAGGTGGTGCTGTAGACATTAGTGAAAATATTGACAGGTATTTAAATCTAGAAAATTTTCAGGAAGAAAATTATTTAACTCAAAGTACATCTTTAGATGGAAATATTTTATATTATGATGATGAAATACAAGTAGCTTCTACATCATCATTTCCTAATGATTATGGATTATTAAAAATCGACAATGAAATCATTACTTACACTAGTAAGGATGATACTCATTTCTATGGCTGTGTTCGTGGATTTAGTGGAGTAGAAAATTTACATAAAACCAACGATCCAGAATTTTTAGTTTTTAATTCATCCGAAGCCGAAGATCATACTGATGATAGCACAGTATATAATCTTAGTAATCTATTTCTACAAGAATTTTGGAAAAAATTAAAGATTCAATTTTTACCAGGATTTGAAAATAGAACATTTCACTCAGGATTAGATAAAGCATTTTTCTTATCTAGAGCAAAAGATTTTTATGCATCTAAGGGAACAGATGAAGCATTAAAGATTTTATTTAAAGTATTATATGCAGATAATGCAAAAATTATCAAACCTCAAGATTTTTTAATAAAGCCATCAAATGCTGATTGGTTAGTTACTACAAATTTAATCGCTGAAAAAGTTTCTGGTGATCCTACAAAATTAAATGGACAAACTTTAATTCAAGATTCTCCATCAGCAATTGGTTACATTTATAATATTGAATTTTACAGTATAGAAGGAAATGGATACTATCTGGTTAAACTTAGTAGTGATTCTATAACAGGAGAATTCACATTAAATGGATTTACTAAAAATATAATCCCAGTTTCTATTGGAGATTCTATAATTACTGTAGACTCTACTTTAGGATTTGATGAAGTTGGATCTTTGTATGTTGATGGTCAAATAATTCAATATTCTGGTAAAAGTTCAAATCAATTTTTAGAATGTACAAATGTTACAGATTCAATTGATTTGTATCAAGGGATTCATCAAAATAGATTTGTATATTCCTATGAAGATGGAAATACTGATAAAGAAGTAGTATTAAGAATTACCGGCACACTTGCCAGTTTTGATCTTGATAATTCAAATACAAAATACTTATCTGTAGGCGATGAATTTCAAGTTAAAACTCTTGGTGAAACTATAACGTCGGGGCAATATAACGGTAAATTTGATTATTGGCTTTATAACACTGGGACTAATGTTGAATTGATTGATACTTCATCTAAATTTTCTGGAGTTTTCTCACCAACAATTGTAACCACAAAAGCAAATCATAAATTTCGTCGTGGAGATAGCATAACTCTTATATCCCAAGGTGGGTCAGAAACCGAAGGTGTAGTATCTGATGTATTGTATTCATCTGAATTGGATCAGAGTAATAACAATTCAGTTCAATTTGAATTTACATTTTTTGGCTCAATAGATCAAAATATACTTTATACTGCAAGAAGAAATATTCTAACTTCAAATAGCACACCTAATCCTGAAGTTACTGGCGCATTTTCGAATGTTCAAAATACTTATATTGATAA